GAGACAATGAGTTTTGTAAGCTAGCATGGAAAGAAGACAATCAATTGATTGGTAATATCCAGCATACTCTTGCAGCTGATTGTGGACTTGGTTTAAGCCATAAACTTGGTATTGTAAATGAAGAAGAAGGTGTACCATACAGAGCAACGTTTATCTTTGATAGAGATAGAATAGTACAACACGTATCGGTAAACGCTTTGGATACAGGTAGAAACCATAATGAAGTATTAAGAACTTTAAAAGGCTTACAAGCAGGCGGTCTTACAGGCTGTGCTTGGGATGAAGGAGAAGATTTTGTCGGATAATCCATTAGAACAAAAGATTATGACTAAGAAGAGATTCTCAGCTGCCGTTGAGCATCTTGTAGCAAATAACAATATGTCATATATCGATGCAGCATCTTATGTTGTAGAAGAACGAGCTATGGATTATAAGAATATGAAAAAGCTTTTAACTGATTCTCTTAAACAGAAAATCGAAGAAGAAGCAGCAAGCTTAAATCTTATTAAAGTCAAACGAGGTAATAAACTACCTCTATGAATGATCCTTTTGAGTCTTACAAATTATATAACGCGCTTAAACTCCATTTCGAAACAGATGGATATGATGCGATTAAATATCATTTCAAGACGTCAGTAAAACCTACATCATTTTTTAAACGAAAGGATAAGTTCTTTTTTGCCAAGTTAGCAAAGACATATGAGAAGGAATTAAAAGAATTCTATATTGCTAACTTTAAAAATGATGTTAAGTATGTCGGTGATATGCTTAATGAAGGTGGAGAAAAATATTATAGAGACCATAAAAAAGTTATGGAATCTTTAACGTATCAGTTTCAAACTGATATAAATAAACTTAATGATATGGATGTGACATTTGATTCTCTTTTAGAAGCAGAAGATAATAATCATCCATTGATTATAAAGCTTTGGATGCAAGAAGAAATACTCTTAGAAACAGTAGTTATCTTGGATTCAATACTTGGTTTTGTAGAACGTGAAAATAAAAAGATTACGGACACAATTATTTGGCCGGACATCTATCGTAAGATAATGAAATACAAACCATTCGTAAAGTTTGATCGAAATAAATGTTTAAATTTATTGAAAGAAACCTTTACAAATGCCACGTAATGTGGTATAATATTATTATGAATAAAGTGGATAATTCAGTAATACAGTGTAAATACAGGAGAAATATATGTCACTAGAAAATCTAAAGAGCATGCGAGGCTCGTCAATCGACAAACTCGTAAAAGCAGCAGAAGCGGTATCAACAGCAAAAACAGAATCTAATTCTTATGAAGACGATCGTTTTTGGAAACCGACGAGAGATAAAGCAGGAAACGGTTATGCCGTAGTCAGATTCCTACCAGCCAAAGAAGGTGAAGATCTTCCTTGGGTAAGGTATTGGGATCATGGGTTTAAAGGCCCTACTGGCTTATGGTATATTGAGAACTCTTTAACATCTATTGGACAACCAGATCCAGTGAGCGAATCAAATGGTTTACTTTGGAACTCTGGTCGCGATGAAGATAAAGCTCTTGCTAGGGAAAGGAAAAGAAGACTGCATTATGTATCAAACGTGCTCGTCGTCTCTGATCCCGACAATCCTCAAAATGAAGGAAAGGTATTCCTTTATAAGTTTGGTAAAAAGATCTTTGATAAGATTATGGATGTCATGCAACCTCAGTTCGCTGATGAAGATCCAGTAAATCCTTATGATTTCTGGGAAGGCGCTGACTTCAAAATCAAAATCAGAAAAGTAGAAGGGTGGGTCAACTATGACAAATCAGAATTCTCTTCACCAGCCGCATTATTTGATGGCGATGAAGCAAGACTTACTGAAGTCTATGACAGACTCTATAGCTTACAGGATTTCTTAAAGCCTGAAAACTATAAAACTTATGATGAATTAAGTATGAAACTCAATAAGGTATTAGGAGTTACTGCAGGTCATGCACCAGCAGCTGATCCATTCCAAGCTGAGCCAAGTACTCCAGCTCCAACGTTGACTGCCGAAGATAACCACTTCGAGTCAGCTCCAGCTGCTTCAGCAGATGAGGATGATACATTAAGTTATTTCGCTAAACTCGCAAAAGAATCTTAATTCTATCGGGGAGCTTCGGCTCCCCACCTTTTTATGTCCTACGAAAACAAAATCTTATATAGTATTGCAAGTATAGAAGATATTAACTTCTGGGCATTACCTAAATGTGGTAACACAACAATCAAATATAAACTTTTAGAACTCTATAATCCTCAAATTATAAATGAATATTCGTCTGATAATGTTGATGAATGGGTACATGGTACCAAATTAATGGATTATATTACACCCTTTGATGCAATGTCAAATGGTAAATATAACTTTACTTTTGTAAGGAATCCTATTGATCGTTTCGTATCAATGTATAAAGACTTTTGTTGTACACGTAATATAATACAATCAGTACATGGATTATCTATTGATGGATTTATTGGTTACTTAGAAAATATATTAAAAGATGAAATAAATGCCAATATTCATTTTAGAAAACAATCATATTTCTTAGAACATTTTAATGGAGATATATTTGATATTGATGATTATACTTCAGAAAAGCATAATGTAAGAACAATGAAGATAGAATTAAATACGAAACAAGAAGAACGTATTAAGTATCTTTATTCAGATGATTATAAGTATTTTGATTCAGTTAAAGATATAACTACCTTCTTCCTCCAGTAGCACCAGCTAATTCCATTGACGCCATAGAGTTTCCTGTAGGATTAACCACAGTACTTGAACTTGAACTACTTGAAGAACTATTCTGTTGAGTTACTGAAGTGACTACTGTTTGAGTAGTTATTGCTGATTGACCTTGAGCATTTTCTTGCGAAGTAGCTAAGACATCGGATTGTAAGTTAGGCTCAACAGGTGCTATTTCCTCAGGCGGTTTTGCTGCATCAGGTATTCTTTCTCCTGTTTCTTTGTCTATACCTGCATATTCATATACTGCAGAAGGTATTATTTTGGCCGCTGCTCCAGCAACTGAAAAAACAGATGCTGTTGGATCAGGCAATCCAGCTCTTAATATAGATTTTATAAAATTACTTATAGCTTCTCCAATTGATAAAACTTTTTCAATTGCTGCATCCATTGCATTGCCAATCCATTCTCCAATTTTTGAAAAAAAGCCTGTTATTTTATTTACTATGTTTTGAAAGAATTCTGTGAATGAAAAGTCTGAAAAGAAATTACCAATGCTTTCTGTTGCTGCTGATGTTTTATCACCAATATATTTTCTAATTGCTCTTGATGGACCAAAGAAAAGTTTTTCGCTTAAATTGCCAAGCCATTCTTTTGTATTGAAATCTAATATTGCAGTACCTTTTTCTTTATTAAAAATCCCTACTATTTTTCCAAGTAACCATTTAGGTAAATCTATAAAAAATGCAACTAAGCCTGTCCATGTTTCTTTAAGACCTGCTTCCAATTTTTCCATTATGGTTCCTTCAGTATTAAAACCTTTAAGTATACCTTGAAATGCATAATAAATTGCTGTAATAGGTAAGAAAAGTTTACCTACTATTTTACCTATATTACCTAATAACTTTGGAGCATTTTTAAAGAATTTGCTATTTTTTAAATTAGTAAAGAAAGTTCCCATTCTCGAAAAGAAATTTCCAACTCTTTTAAATCCATTACCTATAGCTTTAAATGTTTTTAATATAAAGCTTACTGCTCTTATAATTGGTCCTATGACAAAAAGAGCAACCGTACCGAGTACAAGTCCTAAACCTTCTGTATTTTCTTTTAGATTTTCCCAAGCACCTTTAAAATCTCCTTCAACAGCCATTGTTATTGAATTGATTATGGTATTAATACCCTGAATTGCTTCTTGTAGTTTTTCAAAAAATAATTCTGGATTAATAAACAACATAGCTGCTGCTAAAAGACCACCAGCTCCTATTGCTTTACCTGCAAATTCATCAAAACCTTTAGCCACGCTATCAAGCTTGCCGGCCATTTTATTTAAAATGCTATTAGCTTCGTCTTGAGCTTTTTGTTTTTCTCTTTTTTCTTCTTCAGATTCGACGCTTTCTTTTATAGCGTCTATTGTTTTTTGTGCTTCTTCTTTTTCAGTTGCCTCAGAGGATTGATTATTAAGGATTTCATTTGCCTTTTCAAATTCGACTTTTAAAGCTTTAATGTTAGTGTCACCCACCTTCATACTATTCTTAAATTGATCTAAAAACATTTGCATATCAACGGTTTCTGATTCTGCTTTATTGGATTCAGTTGAATCTTTTAAAGTTTTTATAAGCTTATCCATGTTATTAACATTTTCTTTTGCTTTTTTACCGCCGAAACCAGCTTGTACTTGTTTTTTAGAAAGGCTTTTTTTGTTATCCTCTTCCATTTAATTATTTCCCGAAAGCTTTTCCAGCTTCTGATATACCAAATGCACCAAGTGTTACAACAACAAATGATGTATATATTGTTTCAGAAACTTTTAAATCCATATCCCAGACTAATGCTGTTACTAAATCAGTAATACCAAACACTGTCATGAGAAAGAATGATATAAAACCAATGATTGCTTTTTCATTAATATCATTATCATCCAAAAATAAGTCCATGAATTTACGCTTAGGTGGGGCCAATTGATCCCTTGCCTTTTTAGCTTCTTCTTGCATTTCTTTGATCTTATCTTCTTGTTCATCAAGCTTTTCGATCATAGCCATGTACTTATCTAAATCGATTTCGACTTCATTTCTGCTGTTATCTGTTTCAGCCATTATTTTCTCCTATTCTCGTTTTTAATTCTTTCATTTTCTTTTTCTATCCAATCCTGTAAGAGAGCTATATAAATCTCCCTCTCCCACGGTATCATATTATCAAGTTCAGTTAAACTGTAACCATGATGTTGCATCATTGCAAAGTTAGTCCTATAATGGTTTACAAGACTATCGTGTGAGAGGCTTACGTAAAAAAACTTGCAATACCTTTTAATTCCATTGTATTGTGTTTATTACAACCTACACAATCCCACTCTGCATTATAATTTAATGATGGTAAATCTTCAAAGAATTCAGCTAACTTTTTAAACTGTTCGCCATTTAGACTATCTAAAAAAGATTGTACTGATTCTTTCGATTCATTACTTACATTATGCACTGCATCTGTATCATATATAGAATCCATGCATTGAATAATCATATCCATCATAGATTCAATACCACCTTCTGCGTCTATATTTTCAACATCAGAAAGTGCAGGATATCTCATCGTTACACCAACTTCTGATGTTAAAGGAATAACATTATCCTTTTCAATATCATTAATTTGAATTTCATCTAAATTAATGTTAACCTCAGTAAGGGCTTCACATTCGCATTTTAGTTTAATATTAACATTTTCACCAACTGATTTAGATCTTAAAGCTAAAAACAAAGCTTCAATATCAAACATAGCAAGTTTATCAACATCAATATCATCAAATACACATGATTTAATTACTTCTTTTACAGCTCTCATGATTGACTTCTGGTCTTGTGTTTCCATAGCCATCATTAGAACCTTTTCCTCTTTTACAAGATAAGGTCTAAAAGAAACCTCTTTTTTCAGCGACGGTACCATCGTGGTATATTTCGCTGTATTTAATTGTGGCAATGCCATAATTATTCTCCTATAATATTATCCAAATATATCAAGTGCGGACCTAATAGCACTTCCAGTACTACTTAATGGTCCTTCTGGTACATATTTATCATACGCAAAAGTCACACTCATCTTAATTGTATCACTTGTTTCTTGTGAAAGCTCAATGCTCTCAAATGAAACAGGATACGCCTTTTCAAGTTTTACTCCATAAATTGGAGTATTTTGCTCATCCAGTTGTTGTATAATAACATCAACTGCATAATTCTTTTTATATCCTACGATATAGCTTTCCTTATTTAATACATTTGATTGCCAAGTATCAAACATTTTTCTCATATAATAATCATTTGTAAGTAAAAATGTTATTGTGACATCATCATCAATAAAGGTATAAGGAAACTTATTTGCTTGTTTATAATCTTGATGTTCAAAGGTACTCAGGCTTGTTCCTGGTAAGGTTACACTTTGACAAAGAATTGAAATATCTCTTGGATCGTTAATTAAATTGTTAGCACTAAAGTTGCCAGATATTACTGAACCTATAACACTTCCAATATCTATATTTAAAAGTGATTGGCTTGGTGGTGTAAAGATAACATTAAATCTATTTGCCTTTGCAAGACCACCTTTTTTACTTATTAACGATTTTAAATTATCAATACTTGACATTAGCTTCTCGCAATTTTAAGACTTTCATTCCAAATAGAAGTCTTACTTTTCTTTTTAAATTGTTCTACTGGTAAGAAGATTGCTATTTCCCAATCTGTCATTGGTACTCTACTAAACTGAGAGACCACATGTTTACCTAGATAGTGTTTAAAGCATGGTTTAAATTCTTTATATTTTCGTACACTTTGTAAAAGATCGTATCTTAATTTAACTAACCTTGTAGTATCTTTTACATTGTTTGGAGCTAAACTCATTAACTCATCTAAAAATCTTGCTCTGACTGGATAGTTTAAATAATGTAAATTTAAACCATAAAATCCACCAGGAGCTGGATCGATCATAATTGTTAATGGAAATCTATCGTAATATGGTAGTGTTTCTTTAAACTTTGGATCATAGAAATACATATACATATTACCACGAATATTTCTACCTGTTCTTTCTAAAGCATCATCTTTCAAAAGAGCTTTTCGATTTGGCATAACTAGTTCTTGAGCTTTCTTTCGAAACCACTTTTGAGAATCTTTTGTACGTGCTTGTACACCAGCCCTTTGAGCTCCAGCTTGTAGTGTATCAAATAAACTTGCCATACTGTTATTTATAAAGAATCAGAGTATCTTTATGCCTAAATTTTTTAAAGTTTCTTCTGTCCAAACTTGAAACTTCCATCCTTTATATTCAGCAAAATCATTTGCTGCTTCCCATTTAGATATATTTTTAGCATATGTAGTCACTTCATTTATATATTTTTTAGTTTTACGACTACGTTTTTTTGGTGGCTGTGTTTGATTTTTAGGTTTAATTTCTATAAGATATGTTTTTTTATTATCCATTTGAACAAAAAGATCAACAAAATATCTATGAAGTTTATTATCTGTCTTACATTTATATGGTATAACTACCTCTTCTGAATTCCACATCTTTACATTTGGATTATCTTCACACCATTTAAATGCTTGTCGTTCCCACAAAGATCGATATACAACCTTTCCTGGATTGCCTGCGTATTTTTCAGGCTTCTTAATTTTGTATTTCCCTTGATAACTCATATAAATAACTCTATAGTTTATTTTATTTATAAAGGTTAAGTATGACAACAAAAGTATTTCCAAGGTCGTTAAGAAGAGCCGGTGAAGGAGAAGGCCTTCCAAGTATAAGATTTTCAATTAAAAAATCATTACCAGCTGATGAATCTGAATTTCAATCAGTTCAATTATATATGCCATCAGGGTTACAGTTTACAGATGGTGCTAATTATAATGGAGTGAATTTAGGTGTTATCAATGCAGCAAATAGACTTAGAAATGTCAATGAAGAGGCTCTAAAAGACCCAGGGGTCCAGAAGTTTTTAAGTACAGAAGAAGGAGTTGTAACAGGTTTAAAAATACTTGATAAAATCGGTGTTGATCAAAATTTATTAGCAGCTCAGGCATTACAACAAGGAGTGGCTTTTAATCCAGCAACTGCTCTTGCATTTGAAAATGTAAACTTAAGACAGTTTTCTTTTGCATTTACACTTGTTCCTGAATCAGAAAAAGAATCAAGCGATATTAGAGATATTGAAAATTTCTTTAGAAAATATATGTATCCAGAAGTTGAAGGATTTGTATCTAAATATCCACCAACATTTGAAATTAAATTTTATGATCCAATAGCTGATGATGAAATAGAAGAAAGCATTTATATGCCAATGATTCATGATTGTTATATAACAGGTGTTGATGTAACAATTAATCCAGAAGGTAATAGCTTTCACAAAGCCTCAAATGGTTTTGCACCAACATCTACTAATATGACACTTACCTTTGCTGAAGGTCGTATGCTATCTCGTCATGATATATACAACAAAGATAATTTACAATATAATTATTCTAGGCCTAATTCATCAGCTGAAATCTCAGTAGCACCAAAAGGAGATTAATATGAGTTTTTTTAGACAATTTCCAAAAGTAGAATATGATTTTAATCGTACAGGAGTTTTACAAAACATGGTTGATCTCTTTCGATCAGTCAGACCTTTACCATCGTTTTTAGATAATTATTCAGCATATAAATTTTATGAAATTAAAAATGGCGAAAGACCTGATATTGTATCACAAAGGTTATATGGTTCATCACAATATTATTGGACATTTTTTGTTATTAATGATTTTTTACATGATGGTATGAGATCATGGCCGTTAAGTCAAGAAGATTTATTTGATTATATTACAAAACAATACGAAGGATATGCTATCGAAACAAATCCAGTCATCGTACGTGATACTGATGGGTTAATAACCGATCATAGGAATAGTTTATCGGGGCGATTTACTCTTGGTGAAACAATAACAGGTGCAACAAGTGGAGCATCAGGTAAACTTGTTGCCAAAAATGCTGATCTTTCTCAAATCGTAGTACAAAATGTTACAGGTGGAGCCTTTATTGGAACAGCAGGTTCATCAACTGAATTGGTTGTAGGCCAAACATCTGGCGATTCAGTATCAACATGGAATGTATATCCATACGCAGAAGCACCATATTACTATTATAATGTAGACGATGCTGATAAAAAACCAGTAACAAATTCAGATCATATTATAGGTGGTGTTGATCCATTACAATTATCATATGTTACAAACCGAGCTCACATTATAGAAGAAAATGATGAGCATTCAAAAATCAGAATTATTGATCCTGCATATGTAGAACGATTTGTGGATCAGTTTGAAGAATTAATTAATGAGTAGTAAAGGAACATCCAGGCAATTTGGTTCAAGTGGCGATTCAATCGTTCCAGGTTCCTATACGCTTGATTATGTTTTCCTTTATACAAACAAAGGTATTGAACTTAATATAGAAAATCTTGTTAATAATTTTTATATTAATGAATCTCTTGATACACCGTTTTTAGAAATGGATATTCAAATTGTTGATGGTGCAAATTTACTTGAAGAACATCGATTAAATGGTAATGAAAAGATTAAAATGTTAATTAAACAATCACCATTATCAGATGATTTAAATCCAATTAAATGGGAATTAAATTTAAGAGTATCAGAAGTTTATGGATATGTTCGTAATCTACCAAGTAAACAATTCTATAATTTAAAATGCACATCAGAACATATGTATTTAAATTCAGCAAAAGTTTTAAGAAGATCGTTTGAAGGTACTATTGGAAATCTTATTAAAAAAATATGTAATGATATTAATATTAAACCAAAGTTTATTAATGAAAGCAGTAAAAATGTTATAAAAGGAATATATCCTACAATTAAACCAATCCAAGCTGCTAATTGGTTAATGCGTAATGCATTTGAAGATGGTACACCATTTTATTTTTATGAAACAGTTTTAAATGGAATTCATTTTGATTCATATAAATCATTTGTTAATAAAGAAGTATATAAAACATTTGATTATAAACCACAAATACAAAAGAGTTTAGGTGTTGAAGGTTCATTTGATGAAATAGCAAAAAGAGTTCGTAAAATTACTGGGCCATTTAATATGTCGCAATTAAGTGCTGTAAGCCAAGGTGCGTATAGTTCATCTTTATTTACAGTTGATATTGCAACAAAAGATTTTAAAGAATCAAATTATACATATACAGATAATTTAAAACTTAATAAAAATCAACCATTTAATACTGATCATAAAATATTTGATCGTGAATATAGTACATTAAAAGAATCAAAAAATCATTTTGTATCATTAAACTCAAAAGCATTTAAGCAGGGTAATTATCATGCTCCATTAGATCAAACTCTTTTAAAAAATGAATCATATTTAAAAAATATTAATTTTAATGTATTACAAATTACAATACCTGGAGATTTTGAACTTGAAGTTGGATCTAAAATTAATTTAGAAATAGTTAAGGCTACTACATTTGAACATTTAGGAGATCCTGCATCTATGAAAGATAAATTTTTATCAGGAATTTATTTAGTAAGTAAAATATCTCATATATTTAATGAAGAATTTATGCAAATTGTAGAAATTAAGAGAGATTCCTTGGGAGTAGATATTAATGCGTAATGAAGATCAATTTATAGGTGGTGAATTTAGTTGGTTTACTGGTGTTATTGAGGATATTAATGATCCTGATAATTTAAATCGAGTAAAAGTTCGATGCCACGGTTGGCATACATTAAATGCAAGTTTAGTATCTACTGAAAATTTACCTTGGGCAACTGTTATGATGCCAGTCACATCGGCATCGATTCAAGGGAATGGTGGTAATCATCATTTAGAAGTAGGTTCGTGGGTCGTTGGATTCTTTAGAGATGGACCAAGTGCTCAAGACCCGATGGTAATGGGTTCAATTGCAACACAAACAAATGGTACTCAGGATATACCAA